ATCGAAGTGATATATCTGTCTCAACACTACACATAGCAAGTCTTATCTTAGATAAGTTAAGTGATTTTAACGTTATAATGATTGTTGGTAATCACGACGCTTATTATAAAGATCGCTCCGACGTTAATTCACTATCAATTTTAAACGGTAGAAAAAATCTTACTGTAATTAGTGAACTCACTACAAGTAAATTATTTGGTAAAACATTTACATTTATTCCTTGGGGATGCGATATATCCAACTTACCTTCATCAGACGCAATTTTCGGTCATTTAGAGATTGAGAGCTTTAAGATGAACGGCTATAAGACATGTGATCATGGTACCAAGACACGTGATTTATTAACAAAATCAAAACTTGTAATGTCTGGTCATTTTCATTTAAGAGATGAACGTATGTATGATAATGGTACGATTGTTTATGTAGGTAATCCTTTTGAAATGGATTTTGGTGATAGTGGTGGAATTAAGGGTTATTATATTCTTGATCTTGAGACTCTTAAGTATAACTTTTATGAAAACAGGCTTTCACCTAAGCATAAAAAAATATCACTTACTGAATTAACGAATGCAAAATCATTGACCGGTGCTGATATTAATGAGATGGTCAACGGTCACTTTGTTAAATTTGTTGTAGATAAAAAAGCAAACGGTGATATTATTGACACTTTAATTCAAAAATTCTCAGTATATAAACCACTCTCTTTTACTACAGATTACACATATACAGAAAACAACTATAATGTTGAAGATAAAAATTATGAAACAACTGGTGTTAATATGCAGGAAACTATTGAAGAATTTATTAACGTGCTAGATATTGAAAATAAAGAAAGTATAATTCAGTATTGTTCAGATTTATATAAACGTGCTAGTGAATTATGAAGCAAATAAATTTTAAAAATATAGCCATAAAGAATTTTCTTTCTGTTGGTGATACACCTGTATCTGTTGATTTTAAACGTGGATTACATATTATTACAGGTGTTAATAAGGACAAGGAAGATCGGCAGAATGGTGTAGGTAAATCTACAATTGCTGATGCTATTAACTTTGCTGTATTTGGCGAAACACTTCGTGACTTAAAGAAGGAATTTATTATTAATAGTATTAATAAAAGGAATTGTGAAGTTGTGCTTGAAGTTTCAGTAACACAGTTTGATATTACTGAAAAAATAAAAATTATACGAACGTTAGAACCTTCAAAATGCTTTATTTATATAAACGGTGAAGATAAGACGAGAGATAGTATTTCAAATACCAACGACTTCATAATGAAGAAGTTTAATTGTACACCTGAAATATTTCAAAATTGTGTTATTATGACCATAAACAATACAACCCCGTTTATGGCAAAAAAGAAGCAGGAGAAGAGAAAGTTTATTGAAGATATTTTTAATTTAGGTGTTTTTAGTAATATGTCTAATATATTAAAGACAGATATTACCGAGAATAAAAAAGCTCTTGATATTGAAGGTACAAGATATGAGGAAGTAGATAAAACACTTAATAGCTATATTCGTCAACGTGATAACGCTCTCGAGGAACGCAAGACAAAGCATGAAAAATATACACAGCGTAAAATTAATAATGCTAACGAGATTGTCGATCTTACTACGATTATTAACTCTTTTGTCAAAAAGAGTATAGATAATATTAAAGAGGGAATTTTAAAGATAAAAGAAATAGAAGAAAAGATTGATAGCAAAATTCAAGAACACAGACATACAAAAAGTGAAAGTCAGACTCTTATTACTCAAATTCAGAAACAACTTAACGCTGTTGGAACAGATATGGATAAATGTCCAACCTGTCTTCGTTCCATTAAAGATATTGATAAGGATCATATTAAGAAAGAAAAAGAAAAGTTAAATGAGAGCATTGAAGAGCATAAAGCAATAATTACAATAGCTATTGAGAAAGAATCAGAACTCATAGCAAAGAGATCAGCTTTAAGGGACAAAGCAAAAGTACTTGAAGATAGTATTCATGCATATCGTCTTGAGATTAAAGACCATGAGAATCAACAAGCACGGCTTGAGCAGCTTGAAGAATGGCAGGTTATGTTAGATCAAGATCTTAAAGATCTTGAACAAGCGTCAACGCAATTTGATAACCTTATTGATGAAAAGCGTGCAGATCTCGAAACACTTAAGGTCAGCCTTAATATTATTAAAGATACAACCCATGTTCTTGATGTAGTAAAATTTGTTGTATCAGAAGAAGGTGTTAAGTCGTATATAGTTAAAAAAATTCTACAACTCTTTAATAGTAAGCTTGCATATTATTTACAAAAAATGGATGCAAATTGTATCTGCACTTTTAACGAATACTTTGAAGAAGAAATTATGGATCTTAAGGGTGTCCAGCGCTCTTATTTTAACTTTAGCGGTGCTGAAAGAAAAAATATGGATCTTGCTTGCTTATTTACATTTATGGATATGAGAAGATTGCAGGGAGATGTATGTTTTAATTTTAGTATCTATGATGAATTATTTGATTCAAGTCTTGATGCGCGCGGAATAGAACTTGTTATCAATGTTCTAAAAGAACGTGTTGAAAAGTATAATGAAAGTATTATGGTAATAAGTCACCGTAAGGAAAGTGTAAAAGCTGCGACGGGCGATGTTATTTTTCTAGAAAAGTGTAATGGTATTACAAAGCGCGTTGATTACATAGACAAAGCATTATAATTATATGAACATGACACCCAGCCCGTTTGTTTCACCTTTTACCTCACCGTTTGCTTCACCCTTTGGTGTAGCGCCACTACAGCCATCTCCGGTACAGCCTACTATTGAACAGCCACCTGAGCTTTCATTAAAGCGTGTAATGAATTATTATGCTGATTATTCAGGATGCGGTTTCTGGAGAATGATTTGGCCTGAACATATTCTTAATGCTCATCAGAAACAAGTCGTGCATGGTAGTACAATGATGTGTTTTGATCCAAATTATTTTAGAGGCGCTGAATGTGTGCGTATCCAGCGTCAAGCAACACCGCATCAACTGCAGTTTATTAAATTCTTGAAGGAACTTAGTAAGGATTTAAAATTTAGAATTGTTTATGAAATCGACGATCTTGTATTTAGTGAAGATATTCCTGAGTATAATAAGTTCAAGCCAGCGTTTGTTAATCCTGAAATTCGTAGAACAGCACAAGAGATAATGGAGTTATGTGATGAAGTAACTGTTACATGTGATTTCATGAAAGAATATTATATGGGCAAGACAGGTAATAAGAATGTGACTGTAATACCTAATTACCCACCAAAGTTCTGGATGGGTAATTATTATAACGAAAAGAAAATTTCAGAAAACTATGATCGCTATCAAAAGAAGCCAAGAATTCTTTATGCAGGTTCTGGAGCACATTTTGATGTTGATAACCGGGTTGGTCAGAATGATGACTTTGCGCACGTCAATCGTGTAATTCGTGCAACAAAGGACAAGTATCAATGGGTATTTCTTGGTGCGTATCCTCTACCGCTACACGATCTTATTCAAAGCAAAGAATTCGAGTATCACCCCTGGGAGATTCTCTACAAGTATCCCGAAAAGATTGCAAGCCTTAACATTAATATGATGGTTGCTCCTCTTCAGAATAACACCTTTAACAAAGCAAAGTCTGATCTTAAGCTTGTCGAAGCTTGCTGTTACGGTCTTCCTATTGCATGTCAAAATCTTGTAACGTATGAAAATGCGCCATATAAGTTTGATACAGGTGAGGAGATGATTGATATTATTGACGATGTCCTTTCTAAGAAAGGACGTTATATGAACATTTCAGCAAAAATGCGTAAAATGGCTGAAGGACGTTGGCTTGAGAATGAAGATAATATCAACAAGTACGTTGAGTTACATACTCTTCCTTATGGCCATAAGGATAGAAAATTGCTTAATTCTATTAACGGTATAATAGCTTGATAAAATAATCTGCCGGTAATATACTATAGGAGTGTATAGGAACGTATCATATTCGCCACAAAATCAAACTATTCATCTACATACTTGGGATGAAAATGGTAAGCGCACAACAGTTCAATCTACGTACGAGCCGTACATTTATCTTGAAACAAATAATGCACCTGATGCTTTAAGTATTTTTAATACTAAATTAAAGAAAAAGAAATTTAAGAATCAATATGAGCGTTCAAAGTATTTAAAGGATAATAAAGTAACTAGGGTATTTGAGAACTTTAACGTTTATCAGCAATTTTTAATTGACACATATTGGCAGGATAACGAAAAGCCTGATTTTACAAAAAATCAATTAAAGGTATATTTTATTGATATTGAAACATATTCACCTGATGCTTTTCCGAACCCACAAGATCCTAACGACACGATTAATATTATTACTATCTATGATACTACATCGAAGAAGTTTCACTCCTGGGGACTCAAGCCATATACAGCCAAATCAGAGGATGTAATATACACGACTTGTGTAACAGAAGAAGAATTATTACGTAGATTTGTAGAATTCTTTAGTAAGGATTATTGCGATATTTTGTCAGGCTGGAACTCAGAGTTCTTTGATGTGCCGTATGTAATTAACCGAGTAAGAAAAGTACTAGGAGAAGAATATACACAAAAGCTTTCACCAGCAGGTTCATTACGCTCAAGAACTTTTATGGGTAAGTATGGTAGAGAGCAGGTAAAGTGGCATATTGAAGGCTTGTCGTGTGTTGATTATCTTGATATCTACAAGCGATTTTGTCAAACACTTCGTGAATCATATAAACTTGATGCTATCGGTGAAGTAGAATTACAAGAGCGTAAAGTTGATTACGGTGATCAGAATCTAACTGAACTTGCAGACGGCGACTGGGAAACGTTTGTTGATTATAACATTCAGGACGTCAATCTACTTGTACGCTTAGAACAGAAACTCCAATATATTCAATTGTTAAGAATGATTGCATATGCAGGCTTAACGACATTTGAAGGTGCTCTTGGATCGCTTTCTGTTATTACCGGTCTTTGTTCAATCCGTGCCCGCCTTAAAGATAAGCGCATACCGACATTCATAAAAGAGATAAAGGAAGGTGAGAAGAATGCAGGAGCTTATGTAGCCGATCCACAGAAGGGATTTCAGGAACATATTGTATCTCTCGATGCAAACAGTCTGTATCCTAATACAATGATTACACTCAACCTCTCACCTGAAACAAAGGTAGGAAAGATTATAGAGAAAAATGAAAAAGAAATAACTATTAAGCATGTTAACGGTCAGACCTTTACGCTAACGCACGAGAAATTTGCTGCGTTTGTTAAGCAGGAAGAGATTGCAATTTCTCGTGCTAGGATTCTTTTTACACAAAAGGAGAAAGGTATCATACCCGATACTATTGATTATTATTATAATAAACGCGTTGAGGTTAAAAAGCTTCATACCAAAGCAAAGAAAAGAGCTCTAACCTTAAAAGAGGGTACAAGAGAATATATAGAAAATCAAATTGAGATAGATCAACTGAATATCCGTCAGCATACTATTAAAATCTTAATGAATACTGTATACGGTTATTTTGGTAACAAGCATAGTCCGCTTGGAGATGACGAATTAGCGGAGTCTATTACGCTCACCGGACAAGCTGTCATCAAAGAGTCAAATCGTATTCTCACTGCTTACATTAAAGCAAACACAGGACTAACGGATGACGATCTTATAGATGACTCTCCGGTCATCTATAACGATACCGACTCTAGCTATATCTCTATCAAGCATCTTGTAAAATCTAAAAAAATACCTGTATTCGATAGCGACGGAAATGTACATTCTGATTATTATAAAGCTGTTGCCGATATCGAAGATCATCTTAATAGAGAAATTGTTAAATGGGGTAGAAGTGCACTTGGCTCTAAGGACTGTCGTTTGGTATTCAAACGTGAAGCTATTGCAGATGTTGGCTTATTTTTAGCTAAAAAACGCTATGTTCTACATACTCTCGACGTTGAAGGTATACCAGGTAAGAAATTTAAATACACAGGTGTCGAGGTGGTACGTACAACAATGCCAACACCAATTAAACCGTATGTAAAGAAGATTATTGAAACAATGCTCTTGACAAAGGATTATAACACTACCAATAAGGTCTTTAACGAAACATACGAAACATTTAAACAGCTACCAATTGAAGATATTGCATTTGTAATGGGAGTAAAAGGTTATGAAAAATATGCTAATCGTAGTAATGGCTTTGAAACAGTAAAGGGAACACCTAAGCATGTAAAAGCTGCGTACTATCATAATATTCTTCTCGACCGTTTTGGTATTGAGAGGAAGTATGAAAAAATAGCATCAGGAGATAAAGTACGATTCTTTGAAGTTAAAAAACCAAATAGTTTTGGATTATCTGTTATTGGATACAAATATTATTATCCAAAAGAATTTCAATCAGTATTCGAGATCGATCATGAAAAAATGTTTGAAAAGATCATTTATTCAGTAATTGAACGCTTCTACGAAGCTGTTGACTGGACGGTTAAAAAGCCTGGTAATGACGCACAGATTGATCTTTTTGATTTATTAGGCATGAACTAGTTGATTTTTTAACATTACTAGCATAATATATTTGAAATATGAGCGATACAACGACCCTTATTACATTCATTGATCACATCGGCCGCACCATTATTGGTGAATCCGCTGGTGATGTCGACAACGGCGCTTCTTTCTTAGTAAAGAATCCTGCCATCATTCACGTTCAGCCAACCCAAACCGGTCAGCTTAATGTACAGACTATTCCACTTTATTTCCGAGAGTTTGTCGGCGATAAGTCAAAAGAAAACGGCACGACATGGAAGTATCATTACGCAAACGTTGTAGTTGGTATTGACGTTGATAACGATCCTCGCTTGACCGATCAGTATAGTAAGCTTTTTGCAGCTCCTGTTGCAACACCTACAGCTGAGCCTTCTGTTGTAAAGTTGTTTGACGAATAAAAAACTTGTGATGCTTAAATCGTAATCTGCATCAAAGAAACCAGATTAAATACCCGACTAAAAGTCGGGTATTTTTTTTTGCTTGAAATTAGTATATAATGACATATAATAAGCAATATGGATAAAGACTTACTTAAAACCCTTTCAGTTATTGATGAGCATAATTCAGATGCTTGCTTTTTATCTGAAAATGCACTATCAAATTTTACTGAGTGTTACGACACTGGTTGTTATGCACTTAATGCTATTCTAACCGGTGACTTGAGAAACGGAGGTGTACCTCAGGGCCGTATTATTGGATTTAGTGGTGAGTCAGGAACAGGTAAAACTCTTATTACAGGTAAGATTTTAGCTAATGCTCAGAAGAAAGGTGTAGTACCTGTTATTTTTGATTCAGAAATTGCTGTTGATAAAAACTCTGTACGCGGTGTAGGTCTTGATCCTGCTAATGTTAAGTACGTACCAATTGATACTATTGAGAAGTGTCGTAACCAGGTTGGTGCTTTGCTTGATAAGGTTATTGCTAATAACCAGCATGGTAAGATTATTATCTGTATTGATAGTTTAGGTAATCTTGCATCACAGAAAGAGCTTGATGACGCGCTTAAGGATAAATCAGCTACTGATATGGGTATGCGTGCTAAAGCTCTTAAGTCCATGTTACGTACACTTACATATAAAGCTGCTAAGGCTCAGGTATCAATTATCTTTGTTAACCATACATATTCTGATCCTGCTGCTATGTATCCGTCTTTGATTAAGTCTCAAGCTGGAGGATCAGGCCCTGTTTATATGGCTAGTATTCTCGTTCAGCTTGCAAAGAGAAATGAGAAGGAAGGTGAAGGTGAATTTGGTGGTATTGAAGATAATAAGCTTTCAGAAGCTAACAAGTATAGCGGTGTAACACTTCGAGCGCTTACTGCTAAGAATCGTTTTATTCCTCAATTCCTTGAGATTGAGATGTATCTATCATTTAAGTCAGGATTGAACAAATACAGTGGCTTGCTTGCCATGGCATCAGCAAGAGGTATTGTAGAGCAGAATGGGTCTACTTATACAGTAGGTGTCGATGGTGGTAAGTATAAGAAGGGCGATAAGCTAGGGTACGCTAAAAACTTTACTAAGAATGCTGAGTTTTATGAAGATTTTATCATACCAGCTCTTGATGAAGCCCTAAAGAAAGACTATCGTTATCATCAAGCATCTGATGATCTTATTGACGATGTTGTTGAATAGGACGCTGAATAATGAGTAAAGTAGTTGTACCAATTAGCGGTGGAATGGATTCAACAGTCCTATTACATCATGCTGCAGCTAATTTTGATGAAGTATTTGCTATATCTTTTGATTATGGGCAAAGACATATTAAAGAATTAGAGTATGCAGATTGGCAAATTAATAGTATTCGCGACAGTGAAAAAGATATTAATATTAAATTTAGTACGGTAATTAAATTGCCATTTTTTGATTGTATTAAGACATCTTCATTACTTAACCGTACTATCAATGTAGCTAAAGCTAAAGATGTAATGGGTGACCCACAAACGGTAAATTATGTACCGTTTAGAAATATGATGCTACTTAGTATTGCGTGTTCTTACGCTGAAGGTTTCGGTGCTGACGTCGTATATCATGGAGCTGCACAGGCAGATAGTGTGGCAGGATTTTACGATGGTTCTCCAGAGTTTCTCACGGCAATTAATAATGTAACTGCCCTCAACAGACGCAATAAGATTCGAGTCGAGGCTCCTCTTATTGATAAATCTAAAAAAGAAATTATTCAGATGGGTTTGGACCTTGGTGTAGATTTTAGTCGTACTTGGACGTGTTATGAAGGTGTTGAGGAGTCTTGCGGTGAATGTACAGCGTGTAGTTTAAGATTACAGGGTTTTATTCAAGCAGGTGTTAAAGATCCTTTAAGCTATAGTAAGGATATTCCTTGGGATAAGCTTCTTGCTTAACCAAAGTATTCACTCATACCACCGCCCTCACCACCAAATACGTGACGGCCTTGTGTTGGTCTGCCACCGTGGATACCGCGAGCTGCTAAATATTCGTCAGGATCAGCATTTACAAGAGAATTGTCACCTTCTTTTTCATACGATTCTGCACCGTCGCCGAATTCTAAGAATTGACCTCTTCTCTCAAGAACTTTATGTGCAACTAATTTATCAATTGCTTTCTTAATTAAATCAGCTTCTACCTCTTTACCACCGTTTCTTAAATCTGCGCCTGTGCGTTCTATTACTTCACGCTCTGAGATACCGTTATCTACATTTTTAAAGACAGCGTGCTCAATAGGATTAAATTTTGCATCTGCTGTGCCATGCGAAGCTTCACCTGAATTCGGCGACTGCTCAGCAGCTGTTGGAGGATTTTCAGCAGCAACTTCTGGTACATCATCTGCAGCCTGTTCTTGCGCCTCAGGTGTCGCATCATCGAGTGTGACTTCACCTCGCTCAGCAGTAAGCACTCCCGCTCCCTTGAGCGCTGTATGAATAACGCGCGCAGCATATGTAGCGTTAGTCATGTTCTTTTTTGCAACTTCTGCGATAACAGGTGCTATATACACTCTCTGAAAATCTTTATCTGATAAATCTGAACTACCACCCTCTTCCTCAAGTTTTGCTACAACGCGCTCAATTACCTCTTTTGTTTGCTCAGGCGATAAATCATATTTACCAGCTGATTTTGGTGGAAATGTAACAGATGTACCACTTGCTTCACCTCTCTTATCAGATGCTAGCCTTACTGCCATTTCCTCAAGACGTTGTCTATAAGCTTCAAAAATTAAATGAGAATCACGATTCATATGCTTGAATTATTTATTCTAACACGTATAATATATTCATAATGTGTGGAATTTTCGCTGCTGCTGACTTTAACAAATATATTAAGCTTTACAATAAAAACAAAGAAAGAGGCAATTTCGCTTATGGTGCATTGTTTATAAGTCATTCTTACGATGCTACCATGAAATTAGAAGGTACATTAGAATTGTCTAAAAATATGACAATTAATAACTGCAATGTACAGATGAAGCCTTCGGAGTTTTATTATTATATGGGACATACACAAGCTCCGACGAGCTCAAAGCGAATTTACGAAGAATCTACCTCACATCCCTTTTGCTGCGGATCTTGGGTTGTAGCACATAACGGCGTTTTAACAAATGATAAAAAACTAAAAAATAAAATTAAAAACTTAGACTCTTATAATGAAGTAGATTCGTCAGTAATACCTGCTCTGCTTGAGCAGTACTCTGAGGAAATCGAAAACGAAGTAAGCTTAATATGTGATGTTTTATCAAAACTTGAAGGAACGTTTGGACTTTGGATTTATAATAACCAATCACATAATGTATATTTTGCACGGTCAGGTAGTACATTATATGCAAACGTACTTGATAACACAGTATCTTCTCTACCTGACGACGGCATGGAAGTTCTCGAAGAAGGTGTACTTTATCTCACTACATCAGAAGGTCTAACGTCAGTAGGAGGGTTTACAAAGAATTCACCATTTTTTATTATATGACATTTGCTATTTTTTCCTGTACACAACAAACCGATTATAAGCAAACCTTACTTTATAAAAGTATAGCAAAAATTGAACGTGAGACCAATTTTGTTTTGTTGGATAAGTTATTTTTTGCTACACAGAATAAAAAAGGATTAAGTGAAGCTTATAATGAATTTCTCTATAATAACTCAATCTATGATATGGTTGTATTTGTTCATGATGATATGTGGATTGATGATGCTGGGTTTATTTTAAAACTTAAAGAGAATCACACGAAATATGATATAATAGGTCTCGCCGGTGGATTGAATCCAATCCTTAAAGCTCCAGCACTTTGGCATATTATGTGCGGTGGCTGGCAGGGTGGTAATTTACGAGGGTTTGCTGGACATTATCTACCAGACGGTACAACAAATATTACAAACTTCGGTCCATCGCCTGCACGTGTTATATTAATTGATGGCGCGTTTATGTCTATTAATGTCAAAGCTATAACAACAGCTAAATGGAAGTTTAATGCAAATTATACATTTCATCACTATGATCTATCGAGTTGTCTTGACGCCAATAAAAAGAAACTTAAAGTTGGTGTTGTACCGATTCTTACATATCACAGTTCACCTGGACTTAGAGATATCAACGATAAGACATTTACAGAAAATCAAACAAAGTTTCTTAAAGAGTATGCTAGCTATTAATAGCATTAGGCAGTATTATAGATAGGAATGGCTAAGATTGATCATGACTTTTTTGAAAATGTATTGGTGTATAAAGCACTGACAGATGAAATCTATCTCGCTTCTATCGTTGATTATGTAAAGCCAATTTTCTTTAAAGACAAAGATATAAAGTTAATCTTTGAGATTATTAAGGATTTCTTCAATCGACGTAATACATGTCCAACAAATACAGAAATCAAATCGCATCTTATATCTAAAGAGCTTAAGGATTCGTATAGAAAAACTGTTGAAAAATTTAAAGATATTGACAAGAATATTAATGCTGATGAGCTATATTTAAACACAGAGACATTTTTAAAGGAAAAGGCAGTTTATCATACAATGCTCGAGGTTGTTGAAAAGCCTGATATGGATACAGCGAAGATTTTAGAAAAGTTTGAGGAATCGTGTAATATATCTCTTACCACTGAGCTAGGTTTAGACATGATAAACGATGTCAATAAAGTTATAGAAAACTTAAGCTCGAAAATCAATTATATACCGACAGGCTGGACGTGGCTCGATGAAAAGATTGGAGGTGGGTTTTTACAGGATGGTAGATCACTGTATGTATTTACAGGTGAAACAAATATTGGTAAAAGTATCTTTTTAGGAAATGTAGCTCTCAATATAGCTAAGCAAGGTAAAAACGTACTTTTAATAACGCTTGAAATGCCTGAAATGCTTTATGCTCAAAGAATTGGGTCAAATATGACCAAAATACCGCTAAGTAAATTAAGAACGGAACTACCAACATTTAAGCAAGCTATTGAGGAATATGCAGGCAATCACCCCGGTGCAAAGATTCTTATTAAAGAGTTTCCACCTTCAACTATTACAGTAGGTTTCTTGCAATCATATATTAAAAAATTACGTAACAAGGGGTTAAAGTTTGATGCTATTGTTTTAGATTACGTTAATCTGCTTACCTATCCTGGTGAAGGTAATAGCTATGAAAAAGTAAAAAAGATCACCGAACAACTTAGAGCATTGACATATGTTTTTAATTGTCCAATTATTACAGCCACACAAGTTAATAGAAGTGGATTCGGAGTTGCAGATCCAGGTATGGAAACAATTTCTGAAAGTTCAGGACTCGCAATGACAGCTGACGTTATTATGAGTATTTGGCAGGAAACAACAGATAGAGAACTTGGCGTTATAAAAATGGGTATGATGAAGAATCGATTCGGACAAAACTTTGGTCAGTGTGTTTTACGTATTGACTACTCTACACTTACTTTGACTGAGGATGAACACTTAAATGATACTGAAGCCAGTACAAGTACGATTAACGCACTCGCGGCATTATCCAATTAACATTGATTTAATATACTTTATTGATAATTAGTTATCAATAGTCAATGAAGCACAAAAAGGATAATGTATCACTTACAACATATGAACAGGAGCATCTATTCCTAGCGTTTTGCTCGTTTGTAACGTTAATACATGCAAAAAAATTAAACTTGGCTAATGTTTTTCTTTTAGTGCTTCAAAATAAAAACCTACGCGATTTGTTTAAGGTATATTGTGATGCTAATAATGATTACGCTGTAGTACAGGCCTTTTTATCGTTTGATCCAAGTCTTCATAAAAGTAAATATGTCATGAAATACTTGAATAATAATAAAAAGAAGATTACAATGTAGTAATGGAGACACCATTAACTGATCTTGAGCAGCGGATTTATAATACACATTTAAGAATATCAAGATCCATCAATAATTTACCATATAAGCTTAGAAAAGACTTCAGTAATATCAAAGACGTTGAAATAAACTCTCTTAAAAAACTATCCATTTTTTTTGCTAAGTTTCCACATATAAAGCTCGAAGACTTTGTAATAGCACCGTTTAAGATTTATTCTGATGAAAAGTATTTTGGTCTAGATTACTATACAACACTTAAAGCTACAAAGGCTTATACATTATATCAAAAGCAACTTGAAACAATGGATCCCGATACAGACAGTCAACTAAAAAGTATTATTGATTCATTAAAATTTATTTCAATCTTCAGTACTGAACAAAATATATCTATTGATGATTATATCAAACATCAATCAAATACAACACCATCATACATCTTGCACCTTAAAGAACATAGAATAAATGTTTATACATTATTTGGATTCTCAAGCTTTGAACGACATCTAAGATCATATGACTCAGATCTATTGAAATTTATTCTCGGCGATGATTTTCTAAATAATCTTTCAAGTTTTCGACTCAAATTCTTCACTTCAAAAAAAGCAAAGAAGCTAGTCGAACTTGGATTACAAAAAATAAAAAATAAAAAAACTACTTGACTAAACCAAAATACAACCTATACTAAAGAAAATTAACTATGAGCACCTCATTCACATCATCAATGTTTGATAGCATTAAGTCCGCCCTTACTAAGAATACCGAAAGCGGTAACACTAAGTTTAAGGATTATCTCCGTACTGAAGCAGGAAATACGTATACTGTACGTATTCTTCCTAATGTTAAGGATCCAAACAAGACGTTTCTACATTACTATTCATATGCCTGGAATAGCTTTGCAGATGGTAAATTAATTAATATTATTAGTCCTACTACTTGGGGTCAGCGTGATCCTATTGCCGAGGAAGGCTACCGCATTCGTCGTAATGGTACCGAGGAGGAGAAGGATAAGGCACGTGCACTTAACCGTAAGGAAAATTGGTTGGTTAATGTATATGTAGAAAATGATCCTGTTCGACCTGAAAATAATGGTACTATCAAGGTGCTTCGCTATGGTCGACAGCTTAATAAGATTATTATGGATGCAATCGAGGGTGATGATGCAGCAGATTTTGGTGCTCGTATTTTTGATCTTTCACCTAGTGGATGTAGCTTCCGTATTAAGGTCGAAAAACAAGGTGATTTTCCAACATATGTATCATCAAAGTTTGCCCTACCTAAGGCAGCTGCAGGGTTAAATGAAGATTCTTATGATGAGATTTATAATAATATTCTCGATCTTGAGTCGTATTTAACTACAAAGAGTTATGATGAGCTTAGAGAAATTCTTAGCACCCACTATCACTGTACAGCTGATAT